TCACGGATCAGAACATCACGGACGTGGAGTCGGCGTTTGATGAGGCGACGGAGGCGGCGCATTTGGTCCGGCATCTGTTGCAGGGCAACGAATGAGCGCCAGCGGGAACGACCCGAACTATCTGACGTCGGTTGAGGTCGCTATCCGTCTGATCCGCGGCAATACGGGCGAGGTTGAACATCCCATGTCGGCGCGTGAGGAACGTCGGTTGCGGGCACGTCTGGTGCGTCGGGCGTCGAAGAAATCGAAGGGCAAGGACCGATGACTGCGCCGGATTCGTTGCCAGGTCCCGGTCCTGTTGAACGTGCGGTGCAGGAGTTCATCGATTCGTTTCCGAAATTGACGGGTCCGCAGGCGACGTTGGCGCAGATGGCGCTGCGGCTATCACGCGAGTACGACACATACGCCGATATCGATATGTCGAAGTTGGCGCGTGCGAACATGGAATTGCGTCAGACGATGACGGCGCTCGCTGCGGCGGCGCAACAGGAGGAGAACGACAAGGACGCCCCGCACCTCAGCACTCCAGAGTGGACAGACCGTGGACCTAACCGATCTTCGTTGCCCGCCTCTGTTCGGGACGCGTCGAACTCCTGATCGCCCGACGTTGGGGCCGCGTATCGCAGAGGTGGCACGGAATCTAGGCAAACCCCTCATGCCGCATCAGCAGTACATCTGTGATGTGGCGTTCGAGTTGAATCCGGATACGGGCACGTTCGCGTATTCGGAGGTTGTCGTGATTGGACCTCGGCAGGTGACAGGGAAGACGGAACTGTTGCTGCCGAAGATGACATGGCGGTGCATCGGTCTGGACAACGCACTCGCCAAGTGGGTGTACGAGAATCTGGGCCGGAAGGTGCGGGATCCCGGTCCTCAGACTGTCCTTTATGCGGCCCAGAATGCGGATGAGGCGCGTAAGAAATGGCGTCGCATCCATCTGGCGCGCCTGTTGTCCTCCCAATACAAGGACGATTTCACCGCGCGGTTGCAACAGAATCAGGAGATGTTTCTCTTCCGGAACGGATCCATGTGGTCGCCGATTTCGGGGACCGGTAAGACATCCGGTACCGGTGACACTGTGGACGATGCAACGATTGATGAGGCGTGGGCGCAACAGGATTCGCGTGTGGAGGTCGGTTTACGTCCTGCGATGATGACGCGTCCGTGGCGTCAATTGTGGATCGCGTCGATGATCCCAGGACCTACACGTATTGACCCCGGTAAATGGAAGTATCTGCAACACAAACGCCAGGTGGGACGTGCCCGCGTTGAGGCGGGCGTCAATCTGGGCACGTGTCTGTTCGATTGGTCCGCGGCGCCAGGCATGGACCCGTCGCACCCAGACACGTGGTGGTCTTGCATGCCGGGTCTGGGTATGACGGTGGATGAACAGGTGATCCGCGAGGATTTCGACGCGATGCCCGATCAGGCGGATTTCGAATCGGAGTATCTGGGTTGGGAGGCCGTCGCCGCACGTCCCAAATGGACGGTGATTCAACGGGAGACGTGGGCGGCGCGGTACGATCCGCAATCCTCGATTGAAGGCACCTGCGCGCTTTCCGTTGAGGTGGATGAGGAACGACGTCAGGCGTGGATCGGCATCGCTGGCCACCGTTGGGATGCCGATTGGCATATCGCCATCGCGGAACCCGGGTATCAGATCATGCCTGGTCCGTCGGGAATCGAATGGCTCATGCCCCGCCTGCTCGAGTTGATCGAGGAGGTCAAACCCTGCACCGTGGTCATCGATCCGAGACGTCCCGCCGCATCATTCATTGTGGAACTCGAGCGGCGCGGAATCGATGTGACCAAACCTCAGTTGCAGCACGTCGCCGCGGCGTGCGGTCGGTTCTTCGATGCGACCGGACAGGATGCGGACGAAAACCGTGTGGCCACACGGTTGTGGCACGTTGGGCAGCCGGATCTGGACCGATCACTAGCGGGAGCGAAAAAGTGGGAGATGGGTGAAGGCACGTTCACGTTCGTGCGTAAGGGCGCGTCGTCCATGTTGAGTCCACTGTATGCAGTCGTCCTGGCAATGCTCGGAGTTGACGTGAAAGGCGCTGGATCACTACCAGAGCCGGAAATCTTCGTGTAGGTCGATTGTGGAGCAACGAAAGACGCTGAAAGCGTTGACGGGCGTTAAGGTGCGCGATATGGACCTGCAACGCATTGCGGCGGGATTTTGCGCAGTGGTTGGAACGGCCCTCCTTGTCGGACTGGGGTGGGCGTTTCTCGTCGCTGCGTTGTTCCTGTTTGTCGTTCCCAAGTCCTCGCCGGTAACCGTTGTGTGGCAACGGATGCGGCGGATGTTGGTTGTTCCGCCTGCGCGGCGACGTCAGATGTACGCGGCGACGGCAATGCCGCTCGCGTTGATTGCGGTGGCGATCGGCGTGACGATCGCCTATGGACCTGGGTGGGGTCTTGTGGTGGGCGGTGTCGCCGTCGCGTCGTTGTCCCTATACGTCGATAGGCAGGCGTGATGGGTTGGCTTACCGGGGACCGTGCGGCCAAACAGATTCAACTGATTGACGGCGCGCGGGGTCATATGGATATCCCGGCGTTCGGCGTATCGAATCCGAACAACGCCGGTATGATTAACCAGGACGGGTCGTACAGCAACTACGCTCAGAACGGGTATGGCCGCAACGAACTGGTGTACGCGTGTATCCGTTACCGGGCCGAGAGTTTCCCGCAGGCCGTGCTTCGCGTCTATCCACAAGGGAGAGGCGAGGCACTCAACGATCACCGTCTGCGGCGTCTGTTCGAAAACCCGAATCCCGTCACGTCAGAGTTCGAGTTCTTCGAGTTGTCCTCCACGTACAAGGATTTGGCGGGCACGGCGTTCTGGTTGATCGTCCGCGGTCGTGACGGCCTACCGTCCGAGTTGTGGCCTCTCCGTCCGGATCTCGTCGGTGTGTGGCCTGGTTTCAGAACCGGCGTACGCGCGTCCGCAACAGACTACGTTTGGGTGTATCGCCCCGATCCTGAACGACCGGAGTTTACGGCGCTGATCGATCCCGCCGACATGATCCGCATCCGGTATCCGAATCCGAATCCGAACGATCCCGGATGGCGGTATTTCGGGCAGCCTCCGCTTCGCGCCGCCGCTCGAGCGACCACATTGGACAACGGGGCAACAGACTTTGTCGATTCGACGTTGCGCAATCACGCGATGCCCGCCGCCGTCATCGAATCGGAAGCGGAGATCACGCCGGCGCTGCATGAACGTCTACAAGCGTTCTGGCGTAAGGCGTTCAGCGGTCCGCGGCGGGGCACGCCTGCGTTCCTCCAAAAGGGCATGAAGGTCCATGAGTTGGGCCTGACAATGACCAATCTGGAGTTCCCCGACCTACGTGCCGTCTCAGAAACGCGTATCTGCATGGCGTTCGGCGTCGAACCGATCCTGGTCGGCGCGAAGGTCGGATTGGAACACAACGCATACAAGGACTACAAAGAGGCACGACTGTCCTTTTGGGAGGAGGCGATGATTTCTGAACAACGTCGCTTCCTAGAACCGATCCGGCACCAACTCCTGGCACCCTTTACCGGTGTGGGCAAACGCGCCATCCGGTTGGACTGGGATGTGTCCGGCGTCCCGTCGCTGAAAGAATCCCAGCAGGTCATCTGGGATCGCGCCGTCAAGGGACTGCAATTCGGCGGGATCACACGCAACGATTTCCGTGCCCTCGTTGGGTTGCCGGACATCGGGCCGGAGGGCGACGTGTTTCTCGTCCCGGCAGGCGTTACGGCCACAGGAATTGAGGAAGTCGCACCGCGTTCGTTGCCGGCGGAACAGGTCGCCGCATCGTACGGTGTGCTCGCCGCAGAGTTCGGCATTGAACTGTCCGAAATGGAATTGCTTGGCCTACCCCAGTGGGAGGAGTCCTAAGAATGGAAGCCGAACTGCTCCGCCTGGGCGTACAAGGCGTGGTTCCGGTGCGATGGGAACTGTCCAAGTCGGACGATCACGGCACGTTGACCGGATGGGCATCCGTTTACAACTCCGTCGATCAGCAGGACGACGTGGTGGTAAGGGGTGCCTTCACCAAATCGCTCGCCGAGTGGAAGACATCGAAGCGTGTCGTCCAGTTGACGATGCAGGACGCCCAGGACACGCCGTACGGGTTGAAGACCACCTTCAAGTTCGCGTCCACACAGGACGCCCAGAACGCGCGCACCCTCGCACGTGAGGGACACGTCAACGGTCTGTCCATCTTCGGCGCGATTGTGAACAAGTCGATTGAGATGGTCGATTCCCGGCCGGTGCGTGTGCTCCGAGAGGTGGCGCTCATGTCGGTGGGTCTGACACCGTTGCCTGCACACACCAAGGCGTTGGTGACCAAGGCGGGTTCCCTGTTGTCCATTGAGGACACGGACGAGGAACTGCCGGACGTTTGGGTGTCGGACATGCGCGCCGCGTTGGGCATTACGTCGGTGAGGGTCCGCTCCGTCGCCGTCAAGACACTCGTCATGGATCAGTTCGGGCAAACCGTGCCAGGCAACAGTTCCACGGAAGAGGGCACGCAACCGGACGGTGAACCTGTACCGTCCCACGACAACGGGGCGTCCACATTCGCCCTCGATCTCATCAACGGGCCGGCCTCCGGGTCACCCGGCAGCGAGCCGGACACTGACTCACTCGCTGAGCACCTCCTAGCGTCTGTCGACCTGGCAACGCATACGGCTGGCTTGGCTTCGTTGGAGGACGAACTCAAGTCCATGTAGGACAGAAAGGAAACGGCCCAATGAGTGAGTCAGCCCAGAAGGACCTGGTGGGTAAGGCACTGCAGTGCATCCACCTGGCCCGCACAATCCGGGACAGGTACGCAGATCCGACCAAGATTCCGGGCGAGGACGTCAAGAAAATTGAGACCCTGCTTCGGAAGGCGCAGGAACTGAAGTCCCTCGCCGCCGTCATGAGGCAGCAGGACGACATGGAATCGTGGGGCGCCGACCCGGAGCGGGTTCCGGAAGCGATCCAACTGGACAACATGGTCGCCGCCAAGGTGGCCAGTCCACAATGGGCGGAACAGCAGAAGGCGCGCAACGTCGAACTGTTCGCCAAGGCGCTGCGTCAGGGTTGGAAGAACCAGAACTGGCTCGACCAACTGGACAAGGTGGAAAAGGCCAATCTGGTGGAGGACGCCACCGGTGAAGTCATCGTGCCGCATGACGTGGCAGGTCCCATTTTCAAGACGCTGCCGCACCTCGGCATCTTCCGCGGTTCCGGTCCGACGATCCGCCCGACGACCAGCAACAAGGTGGACCTGCGTTCCCTGACAGGCGCCACCGCGGCGTGGGGAAAGTTGGAGGTTCTGGGCGCGACGGCGTCGGACGCCAACGTTGTGGCCTCGACCCCGGCGGACGTGGTCGAGGTTCACGATCTGATGGCGATGTCGAAGGTCGGCGTGGACGAACTCGCCGACACGGACGCCAATCTGGTCGCACTCATCACGGACATCGTCTCGCAGAAGATTGCCGAGATGGAAGATGACGCATTCGCTGCGGGCAACGGCGTGTCGAAGCCGTGGGGTCTCGCCGCGCGTGCGACGTCGGCGGCGAACCAGATCACGCAGGCTGTAACGGCCGCAACAAAT